GCACCTGTGGGTGCGGCTGGACAACTTCAAGATGAACCAGCAGTTCGGGCGCGACTCGATGCAGGGCATGCCGATCGGCGTCGTGGCCGAGGTCAGCGAAGACGGGGAGCAGATTCAGCTGTTCTCCCAAAGCAAGCCCCTCGCCATTCCGCCGGTGAACGCGATGCTGCGGACAGACGTCACCAGCCCGTAATCGCCATCCCTGCCTAGTAGCACGTAACCATGGGTATTCAGGCAGACGACTTCAAGAGCGAGATTCCTGGCTACCTAGTGTCGCGCGTGGAGTCCGACCAGCCAAGCGCTTTTGAGGATGCAGCGCGCAAGGCCAGCCTGTGGATGCGAGCCCGCGAGGCGGATAGCGGGCTCACGGACGTCGACCTGGCGAAGGCCGATAGTCAGGTACTTCGGGAAGCGACCATCGAGCGGGCGAAGTACGAACTCTACTCGATGATTGAGACCGAAGACGTTGCGGCCGACAAGAAGGAAAATTCGATGCAGCTGGCCGACGCGGTGCTGGACAAATACGACGACGAGCCCGACAACCCTCAGCCGGCCGCATCGGCGACCGAAGACCCGAAGCCTGGCTGGATGGGTGGGTTTGAGGGGCGCCGCAACCCCGAACGGGACGGGAAGCGGCGCATACCCGGCTCGCCCGGGTGATCTTGCTCGATTGAGCACCTTGTTCTTTTCATACTGAGAAGCCAGCCCTCACGGGCCTCCTGACATGGCCGGCATCGGCGCGGAGTTTGACAGCCCCGAGCGGTTTCAGCGGTTTCTCCGCGAGGCGAAAGGTCACGCGGCGGAAGCGGAGGGCCTCATGGACCGGCTCGGCGGGACGCTCCTCTCGCAGACCATCCGGCGCATCAAGCGCGATGACCTTGGGGAGAGCAACGCCCCCGTGACAGAGGAGGTGAAACAAGGTTCTACGCCCCTCCAAGATACGGGCGCGTTTCAGCAGTCGATCCGCTACGTGGCCGCCGATGAGGGCGTGACGGTCGGCTCGCCCCTCAGCTACGCGCCCCCGCTGCAAACCGGCGCGGAGATTGAGCCGAAGCAGGCCGAGAAGCTCGCCTTTCCAGCGTCTGCGAAGACGCGCACGCTGCAGCGCCGCTACGGGTTCGACTTCGAGCGGCTCATCAGCGGAATGAGGGAGGATGGCTGGAGCGTGTGGTTCATGGAGAATGCGGTCATGGCCGAAAATCCCCAGAGCAACGACGACCCGTTCCCGCTTCTCATCCGCAAAGACGAGGTGACGATCCCGGCCTACAAGCCGTTTAGAATTGAGGAGGAAGACGAAGCCGACATTCGCGGCGTCATCCGGGCCTGGATCAACGACATCGGATAGCCGACCGAATACCATAGACGCTTTGTATGAGCCACGAGGTCCCCGGCGAGTTTGCACTTGGGAAGGAGCTTCTGGCCGCCCCCAAGGCGGCGGTGGCCGCCCTGGAAGAGAAGACGGGCGTCCAGACCGAGCTCGGCCCTCGCCCCAGCGAAGGGCGCGGCGTGCGGCTCTACGTGCGGCCGCAGAGCCCGATCATTGAGCGGGCGCGGGAGTCGGGCTTTGGCGACCAACGCCTCTACCGCGTCGTCTACGACACGACGCTTCGGCTCGTGGGCCGCGGGAGCCTTAGTGGGGAGAGCTTCTACGCTGAGGCCGTGCAGGCGCATTTTCGGACAAATGTGGCGCTGGAGCGGCCCTTCGAGGTCGACGCCACCGAGGCGCTCCCCAACGACCGGCTGCCGGCCGACCGCCCAGCGTCGGAGCCAAGCTACCCGCCGATCATCGTCGACGGGGAAGAGCAGGGGGCCGGCGCGTTTTTCGAGGAGCGTCCCGGGAGCGGAGACTACATCTACCGGAAGGACTGGCTTCTGAGCTTACGCTTTGACCGGACAGTTACCGAAGACGCGGTCGAGCAGTTGTACGAGGCGGGTGGGAGCCTCATCACCGTTGATGTTCGCTAACAAACTGAACTGTGCTCGCCATGGGAAAACCCGATCAAGAGCTCGTTGATGCCGCGAAGGAGGCAGGCGTGCTCACAAACAAAGGCCCTCACTATTACGATGAAGACGGCGACCATGTGGGGCAGGGCGTTAGCGCGGCGTCCGAGTACCTGCGAGATACCGGCTTTTCGCCTGAAACTGAGACGAAAGACGACGAAACTGAGCCGAAAAACGGCGACACTGAGTTGCAGGCCGACGAAGACAAGTACGACGCGAACGCCTACCGCTACACGGGTGAGGGCCGAGCAACCTTTCGGCGCGAGAGACGGGCGGATGGGTTTCTGTACCCTGGCGGCGTTTACCGCGAGCTGCCCACCGAGCAAGAGGACATCCAACAGATGATCGACGACGGGACCCTCGTGCCCGCCGCGTAACGACCGACCCGTTTGCTTTTAAACCAGACACGCTTGAGCCATGCCGCACGGCGTCACGATTACGGAAACGTCCACGAAGGTCTTTGCCATTCCGGAGAGCCCCTCCGCCATTCCGTTTATCGTCGGGACGGCCCCGAAGGGCACGACCAATGAAATCGAGGAGTTCGGATCGTTTCAGGAGGCGGCCAATGTCTTCGGGCAGCGCCGACAGCAAGACGACCCCTACGACTGGACGCTTCTCCGTTTCTTTGAGCTCTTCTTCCAGACGTACGGCGTCCAGCCGGCCTTCGCCGTCAACGTCGTGGACCCGTCGAGCGACACGGCGAGCGTGACCGCCGAGTCGCAGACATTCAGTGATAACACACTGCGGACGGACAACGCGCACATTTCAAATGTGACCGTTACCGGAACTGGCGGGTCCCCCTCATATAGCCAGGGCAGCGACTACGAGGTGGACCTCGACAAGGGCCTCTTTACCCGCGTGGATGGCGGGGGCATCAACGCGGGGGACACGATCGAGATCGACTACGACTACGTCGACCCGACCGTGGCGGCCGCCTCCGACATCGTCGGCGGCGTCGGCGGCAGCGGCCAGCGAACCGGGCTGGAGCTCGTCGAAGAGGTGCTTCCCACCTTCGGCGAAACGGTCAACCTGATTCTTGCTCCGGGCTTCTCCCAAGAGCAGTCTGTCGCCTCCGCGATCGAGAGCAAAGCGGAGGGGTACTCGGGCGGCTTTCAGGCGTTTGGCTTGATCGACATCGATTCGAGCGACTCGAATTACGACGAGGTGTCCGAGGCTGTGTCCGAGAAGGGCAACCTGACGACCAGTCCCAACGCGGCGGTTTTCTGGCCGCGGGTCACGGCCGGGGACATCACCGACTTCCTCAGCGCCCACGCGGCTGGCGTGATCGCCGAGACCGACCAGGGGAGAGGCGGCGGCCTACCGTATGTCTCGCCCTCAAACAAGTCGCTGAACGTCGACGGCACGGAGGTCGTCGTGACGCGCAACGAGGCGCAAACGCTGTCGGACAACGGTCTTGTGACGGCGTTTCGCCGCGGGGCTGGAAGCGGCTTTGCCCTCTGGAACAACAATACGGCCACCTTCCCGACGACCACCGACGTGAAGGACCGCTTCATATCGACGAGCCGCATGGCGACCCATCTCGGCAACGTCTTGAAGGAGGCAGTTTTCCAGAAGGTCGATGAGCCGACGAACCGGCGTTTAATCGCCGCCGTCGTGTCGAGCGTAAATCAGCTGCTGAACGGCTGGGAGGCAGAGGGCGCCCTTGTCGGCAACGCTCGGGTCGCGTTCCTGGAGGGGGACAACTCGACGCAGGCTCTGCTGAACGGCGAGATTACCTTCCGGGTCTTCTACGCGGCGCCGACGCCCGCTCAAGACATTGAGATGAAGCTCACTGTTGACGTCGACCAGTACGACGCGCTCTTCGCGTAGGCCTTTTGAGGTCCGCCTGCGCCACGCACCACACGCTCTTCGATACCACACGCCTAGATTGCCATGCCCACGACGCCTGCTACCATTGCCGACGGGACCGTCTTTGCTGACGGCACGCTACTTACGGCCGTCGAGTCGGTCGACCTGCCCGACGTTGAACAACTGACCGAAACGCTCTCCCACCTCGGGCAGGCCGGGGAGGTCGAGGTCCCCTCCGCGCACGTATCCCTTGGGACGGCCACAATCAACTTCGGCAGCTACACAGAGGACATTCGCCTGTTTACGCCGCAGCAGGCCGTGCAGCTAGAGGTGCGCTTCTCGATTAACGACGTCACCAACGACGGCGTACAGGAATTCCCACGCACCGTCTCGATGCGCGTCCTGCGGCAGACGATGAGCAATGACACCTTGGAGCGGCAGCGCGACGAGGGGCCAGAGCTTGAAGTGGCGGTTCACTACCTCGAAGACCAGATCAACGGTGAGCTTGTGACCGAGATCGATCCCGTCAACCGCACCTTTGTGTGGGAAGGCGAGGACCTGCTGGCCGGGCGAAAAACAAACCTCGGCCTCTAATCGCCCCCTGACAGCTTGACGCAGTGGCGGGGGCTTCATCGACTACGAACGAATCGGTACAACCATGGAGGCATCAAACCCAACAACCGACAACGACGCGGCACCTTCTTCCGACACGCCTACCGGAAACAGCTCAGATGAGGACTACTGGAAGGTCGTTGACCTGCCGAGCGGGCGCACCGCGCAAATTGTAGAGGGCACTGCGAATACGCACTTCAAGGCCCAGAAAGCTGCGTTCAACGGCGGGTCGATGGACCCGGCCGAGTATCAGAAGGTGCTCATGCTTCAGCTCGTCAAGATCGACGGGGAGCACCTGAGCAAAGGCCAGCTGGAGAACCTCAAAATGCCGGAGTTCTTTGCGATCCAAAGCGCCCTGGACGACTTGACGGGGAGCCCTATCTGAGCCGGCGGGCGTTCCTCTCATTTTGTCGCTTCACGCGGCAGAGTTTGCGAGAGACCCTGGCGATGCCCGTCACTGAGTACCTTGCGTGGGCAGAGGAGGCGTTCACGATGATGGACGAGCGCCGAGAGGAGATGAAGGAGGCAGGCCCCTCGACGTAACGACCTTTGGCCCTGCCGGCCCTGCGTGCTGCCTCCCACGCTGCCGGCCGGGCCTTTTTTCTGTAGACACTCGCGCCACTCGATATGGCCGTTCCGGGAGAACAGTTTTTCAAGGCGGGCCTGTCGCTCTTCCTCGACGACAATATGACGTCGGACCTCCAGCAGGCGGCTGCCCAGACGGAGGCGGCTACTGAGTCGATGGAGGACAGTGCCCAGGACGTAAGCCAGTCCACCGCGGGCATGAGCGCGGCAGCGGCCTCCACGTCCACGATGGCGTCTCAGGCCGCGATTACGGCCGAACGAGTCGATGCCCTGTCCGACCGGATGAATTCGCTGGGCAGCAGCTACCGGTCGGTGGGGCGCTCGGCGGTGGAGGCATCCGAGCGCATGGCGATTGCGAGCGGGGCCGTCTTGACTCCACTGGCCGGGGCAGTCTTTCAGGCGGCCCGCTTTGAAAGCGCCTTGGTGGAGGTCCAGAAGGTCGGCAGTGAAGCCCTTGCCGAAGGGTTGGCCCGGCCCTTGGAGCGAATGTCAATGCGTATCCCACTTGCCTCCACTGAACTGGTCGGGCTTGCGGCCGACGCGCGCCGCTTCGGCGTCACCGGCGAGGACAACATTCTCCGTTTCGTTGAGGCGACGGCGAAGATGTCGACGGCGACGCAGCTCTCAACCGACGAGGCAGGGCAAGCGTTTGCAAAGCTGGCGGCACTGACCAACACGCCCATCTCGCAAGTCGAGAACCTCGGCTCGGCAATCAACGCGCTCTCGAACAATTTCGCGACTGACTCGCAGGAGATCGTCGACTCAATGCTGCGGTCGTCTGGAGCATTGCGTCAGCTGAACATCAGCGGGCAGCAGGCGGCAGCCCTATCGGCGTCGCTCAACGAGGTGTCAGCGAGTGCGGAGCGGGCCGGCACGCGGCTGGTCCGCCTCGTGTCGGAAATTCAGACGCCAGACACGGTGAAGGAGTTATCGAGCCTCATGGGCGTCACGGTGCAGCAGTTCCGGTCGATGCGGGAGAACAGCCCGACGGGCCTGATGCTCCGTCTTGCAGAGATGATGCGATCCGGGAGTCAGGCGGGGCGGCAGCTCCGGGCCACCCTTTCGGAGACGTCTACCAAAACGCTCGTGCGCCTCGGGCAAAACATGGACCGCGTACGGAAGGCGATGGGCCTCAGCAACGAAGCATTCAATGAGAATACCAGCCTGCAGCGGGAGTTTCAGGCTGCCCTTGGAACGACGGCGAAGCAGGCACGCCTTGCGTGGAATCAAATCCAAAACACCGCGCGACTCCTTGGCCGGGAGCTGCTTCCGGCGGTGAAAGCCGGGATTCAGGACGTGCGCGACTTCCTTGGGCCGCTGAACACATGGATTCGCACGAATAGCCAGCTCGCAAAACAAATCGCGCTTACGACGGCGGTCGTGGGCGGGCTCGGGCTTGCCCTGGCGGGTGTAACGGCCACGTTTGGATTTATGGCGCAGGGCATTGGCCTGGCCCTAAGTGCTTTCGGGAGCTTCTTGGGCCTTTTCACAGGCGGTGGTGTCGTGGCGGGCGCGCTAACGTCTGTCGCCTCGGCCATCGGGGGGATCGTCACGGCTGCTGGGTCGCTCGTCGGCGGGGGAGCGATTGCGGGGCTGGGCGTCCTGGCCGGCGTGGGAGCGCTCATCTTCAAGGCGTGGCGTCCCCTGGCGGCGTTCTTCTCCGGCTTGTTCGAGGGCCTGTGGAGTGCGGTACAACCGCTCGTGCCCGCTTTTACTGGACTGTTCAGCGCCCTCTCCCCGATTGCGGACCTGTTTCAGTGGCTCATCACACCGCTGGGAAGCTCGGTATCGGAGTTTCAGTCCTTCGCTGCGGCGGGGCGGATTGTAGGCTCGGTGATTGGCACCTTCGTGACCGCCCCACTGAAGGCGATGATCGGGCTTGTCGAAAGCGCGGTGCGGTTTTGGTCCGAGCTAGTATCTGGGATCATAAGTTTTGGGGCTCAGATTGCCCAGGGGAATTTTGTCGAGGCCGGAAAGGCGCTCATCAACGGCTTCGTGCGCGGCATCAAGCAGGCCACTTCGACGCTGTGGGACACGATGGAAGGGGTTGCCGGGGGCGTCCGCGAGTACCTTCCCTTCAGCCCCGCCCGGCGCGGGCCGCTGAGCGACTTGGATAAGGTCGGTCCGGCCATGATGCAGACCATCGCGGCCGGCATACAGCCGGGCCCAGTTCAGTCACAGCTCGGCACGGCTCTTCCAGGTCCGTCGGCAAGTGGGCGTGGTGCGGGCGTGCCCAGCGGAGGGATGATGATTCGTGCCCCTGTGGACATCACCATCAACGCCGGAAACCAAAACGTCGCGCAGGAGGCCGAGGAGGGCGTACAGCGGGGCCTCGATGCCTTCGAGCAAAAACTCAACCGCGTCCTCAACCGATCCAACAGGCGTAGCTTCTAGCCAATGCGTACCGTCACTGCCGAGCAAGGACAGGCCTGGGACGACCTGGCGTTTGAGGTCTACGGCGACGAGCAGCAGATGAGCCTACTTCTGCGGGAAAACCCCGACCTCGCCACAAAGCAATCCTTCACCGGTGGAGAGTCCGTAAACGCCCCTCGCCTGGAAGACGGCGCTGCCGGCAGTGAAAGCGCTGAGGGGTCGTCTACCGTTCCGCCTCCACCCTGGGAGCAGTAATCTTCGACACTCCGAGCTTGAATGCGAAGCGCAGAGCCACAACTTACGATTGCGTGCACCGACGTCACCGGCGCGCTTTCGGGCGACGCGACCCGCATCCGCGTGACATCGGAGCTCCATGGCCGAGCCGACGACATCAGCGTCCGGCTCGCCGACCCAGACCGCCGCTTTTTGGGAAGATGGCGCCCAGAGCCCGGGCAGCGGATGGAAAGCGGCACGCAGCTTACCGATTGGCGCGCCCCCGGGGACACCCGCTCAGTGACGTGGGGCACCTACCAGATCGACGAGCTCACCCACCAAGGCCCGCCCACAGAAGTTGACATCAGCGCGCAGTCGGCGTTTATCGACCGCTCGATGCGCAACACCCGAAAGACACGGGGCTGGGAAAACGTCGCGCTGTCAACGATTGCGAAAGACCTGGCCGACGAGAACGGGTTTGCCCTTGCTTACGAGGCCGGCATCGACCCGTCCTTCGACCGCAAAGAGCAGCGCGACGAGTCGGACCTTCGCTTTTTGCGGAAGGAGCTGGAGCGGTGGTTCTTGCACTTGTCGGCGAAAAAAGAGCGGATGGTTGTAATCTCCGACCGAGAGCTCACGGCCCTTGAAGACCCGATTTACCGGTCGGCTTCGGCCGAAGGTGCCGACCCGATGCTCAGCTGCAACCGATGGCGCGTGACGCCTCGGTATTGGGAGCTGGCTCGGCGGGCAGAGGTCCGCTACGACCAGCCTGTCGAGAACCAGGTCGTTAAGGCGGAGGTCACCGACCAGGCGGCGCCGGAGAGCGGGGAGACCCTCACGGTCAACGAAAAGATGCGAGACACTAGCCAGGCCGAGCTCCGCGCGGCACGGCGCCTGTCCCGCAACAACCGAAGGGAGATCGAGGCGCAGGCGACCGTGCCGGGCCGCCCCTCGCTCCGGCCCGGCTTCACGGTGCCCCTCCAAGGCTTCCAGGACTTTGATGGGGAGTACGTGATTACGGCCGCCGAGCACCGCTTTGCTGGGAAATATACCACCCGCGTTCAACTCCGAAAAACTCGAAACCGCCTCCTGTGACCGACCTGATTAGCGACGAACGTCCTATCGAAGACGTGGCCGGCCTACTGCGGCGCGTCATCCGCGTGGGCACGGTCGCGGAAACGATCCCCGCAGAGGCGCAGGTGGAGGTGGAGTTCCGGGATGCCGGCACCGATGGCCTCCGCTCCTACCGATGCGCGGTGCTTCAGGCCTCGGCTCGTGAGGACCAGTATTACGCGATGCCAGATGAAGGAGATCGGGTCGTGGTGCTGTCCCTCCCAATGGCTGAGGAGATCGGGTTCGTCGTGGGAAGTTTTTACAACGCCGACGACCGCCCTCCGGCGAGCAGCCAAGACAAGGACCGGATTGAGTTCAACGACGGCGGTGTCGTTGAGTATGACCGGAGCAGCGGCCGCCTGCGCGTCAACACGGAGGGGGACCTGTCAATCTCAGTCGCTGGGGATGCGACGGTCGACATTGAAGGGGATGCGGTGGTTGAGGCAGCGAGAACAATGACTGTGCGCGGTGAAAATGGCGTCGATATTGACGGAGGAGGCGGGGCAACGGGGAAGGCTCTGGTTTTTCCGAAGGCGATTAGTGACTTTACCGGGAAGCCCGTTCAGCCCGGCTCTTCGACCATCGATGCAAGCGTGTAGGTGTTCAGTGACCGATGGCTGCCCCGTCCCCACAAGACTTGAAAGGCGAGCTCGTGTCGGCGCTGCCGGGCGTGTTTAAGCCGATTACCAGCGAGCAGGATCAGTGGCTCGACGACCTGACCAACGCCATTTCAGCGGCGTGGGACGATTGGGAAGCTGGAATCGAGGGCGGGGGACTGAACGTGAGTGGGTCCGGCTTGAGTAACTGGACAGGGACCGGGACAGGCGGCTCGCTTACAGAAACGACGGTGATGTCGTGGGACACTGGAATCTCATTTGCCTCGCCCACACAGGAGCTCAATGAACTGGACGAAGCCCTCGCGGTCGAGGTAGAAAAGCGATTTACAAATTGGGTCGCCTCGTTTTCATTTGACAAGGGCGCGACCTACACGGGGACTTGTACTGCAACATCTCAATCCTCGGGGACGTTTACAGCATCTCCGCCCGGCACGGAGGTGCTTGGTCAGGTGGGCAGCGGCGACCAGCCCACCGACGTGCGCCCTGCTGTAGAGGCGACGCTGAAGGGCTATGGGTGGCAGCCCGGCAACCAGTATGCGGAGATTGGGGGCTGGCTCTCGGCCTTCGACACGATGATCCAAAACAACTTTGCAACGTGGGTAGGCGACACGACGTGGAACGATAACGTCGTGACAGGCCCGGGCGCCTCAGGGACCTGCTCTGGCTCGGCGGTGTCCAATCCGTCAGACGGAATGCTTCAATAGGAACTTCGCAGCTAACTACTCTCATGATCGGCAGCTTTGGCGAAATCACATTTGAGGTAGGTCGGGCCCCCGAGCCCGGGCTCAGCGAAGAGCGGGCGGCGTCCTACGAGGAGCATAATGTCATCGGGGGCGCCCCACCGCTAGAGCGCACTGGCCGCGCGGCGACGACCTTGCGCCTGACGCTGCGGCTGCGCGGAGAAGTCGCTCCGTTTGACTTAAACGTCGCCGAGGAGCTAGAGGCGCTTCGGTCTGCGCTTGAAGGCGAGCCGCGCCGCTTGGTGCTTGGGGATAAGACCTACGGCCGGCACGTACTTGAGCGCCTCACCATCACGATGGAGCGCATGACGGGGCGCACGGTCGTGGCCGCCGACGTCGACGCGCGGTTCAAAGAGTACAACTAGCGCCCACCTCACAACTGAGACGAAAAGATGCCCAGTGTCACACCGCTTGCTGGACCGATTGAGTTTGGCCTGCCGGAGGTTGAGGAGGTGCTGCAAAACGTGGCGGTCATTTTGGCGACGCCCGAGGGCACCCAGCCGCTTGACCGGCCGCTGGGGGTACCCGGCCTGCCGCTCGATGACCCGCGCCCGGCGGCCGCCCAGCAGCTAAAAGTCGACATCGCTGAGGAAGTCGAGCGCCGCGAGCCTCGCGCGACGGTTGACCGCGTTTCGTTCTCTGCCGGGGACCCACCAACGGGCGGGAAGCTGGTCCCACAGGTCCACTTGACCATTGACCTCAACGCTGCCGAATGACCTTTCTTTCCATGAGCGCACGATCCTATGCCTGTACTTGACCCGAGTGGCAACGTCGCGACCAACGGCCGGTTTGCCGACGACCCGACGGATGAGCAGATGACGTCCGTCATTGGAACCCCGAGTTTTCGGCGGTTTCAGCAGCTCCTTGGAGCGATGCCAGAGGTGAAGGACCTCGAAGAGAAGGAGGGGGAGGACATCTTCGACCGGATGCTCTCGGACGCCCATGTGTTTGCGGCCTTCTTCCAGCTGAAAAACCGCATCCTGTCGACCGACTGGTCGCTCATTCCGCCCGAGGGGGGGCGCCGGGCCGAGGAAATCGTCAAGCACACCGAGACCCAGCTCCAGCGCGTATCGATGCAAAATGTGCTGGAGCACCTCCTGCGCGCCCTCACCCACAAGTACGCCGTCGCCGAGCTCGTGTGGGGCGAGCCGCAAGATGGCAGCCGCCCACTGACAAACATCTATCTGCACGAGCGCGATTACTTCGGCTTTGGCGACGACGGGGAGCTATTCTTCGAGGTGGGGCAGTTTGAGGAGGCGCCCCGGCACAAGTTCATCAGCTTTCGCAACATGCCCACGCCCAAGCGGGAGCATGGGCAAAGCCTCTTCCGCGCGGCCTATTGGGCCTGGCGCTTCAAACAGATGGGGTGGGAGAGCTGGTCGATGGCGCTGGACAAGGCTGGCGTGCCGTCCCTCGCCGCGCTTTTGGAGGGGAACGTCGACCTCACGACCGAGCGGGGCCAGGAGACGATGGACACGATCCGGGAGCAACTCGACGCGATCGCCAATGGGGGCGTCGGCGTCTTCAGCGGGACCGAGAGCCTCGAAGAGGTCGGCGGGGCCGACCGCGTCGGGTCCTCCTCCGCCAGCGAATTTCTTCGGTTCTGCAACGCGGAGATCAGTAAGTCCATCCTGACGGCCACCTTGTCGCTGGAGGAGGGCCGCGTCGACGCAGATCGGGGCGACAGCCGCGTCCACGAGGAGGCCGCCGGAGAGGTGGCCGAGTACGTCGCGCGGCGGCTCGAATCGGCGATCGAGGAAGACCTGATCGGCTCCATCGTCGAGTTGGAGTTTGGCCCCGAGGCGCTGGACCTCGCCCCGAGCGTCCGGTTTGACTTTGAGGAGCGGGCTGGATTTGCCGATGTGGAGGCCGCGCTGAAGCAGGGCGTGCCCGTGTCGCTCCAGAAGCTAAAGCGAGAGTACAACCTACCGATCCCCGAGGAGGCGATCGGCGAGGGGGCGTTCGTGAGCCCGCAGGCCGCGCCGACCACAATGGCCGACAACGGTAAAAAAAAAGTAGCCACAAACACTTTGCCGAGCCCGAGTTCGCATCCGAAGAGGAGCGGTTCGGAGAGGAGATCGAGGACGGACTGAGCCGGTTTGTCGGCTCGGTCGCCGAGCCGCTGGGCGCGCCGCTGACGGAGAACTTGGAGGCTCTCTTCGAGGACCCGTCCGTGCCGGATGCTTGGACCGACGCCCTCGAAGAGGCGGGGCACCAGTTTTTGCTTTGGGTCTACCTGAAGGGGCGGGCGCACGTCTTGGAGGCTGCCCCGGAGGCGTTTACGCCGGAGACGTTTGCCGACTTTGAGGTCTCCCTCGACGAGCGCCCCTTCGAAGAGGCCGTCCAGGCGCTTCGCGCTCAGCTCCCGATCGACAGCGAGACCTTTGAGCGGCTGTCGGCAGCGCTGCGCTTCCGGGCCTTCACGGTTGCCCGGCTCGCAGAGCAGGACCTCGTCGCCCGCCTCCAAGAGGTGTTCACCGCGTCGGTCGAAGAGGGGGAGGCGCTCGGGGTGTTTATCGACCGGGTCGGGGCCGACGAGATTTTAGACCGGGCGCAGTTTGGGCCGCGGGCGCCCCAATACTTCGAGACGGTGTATCGGACCAACTCGACGACCGCCTACAACGCGGGGCGGCGCGTCCAGATTGAAGAGTCCAGTGGCGTCGAGCAGCTCGTCTACGTCGGGATTGACGACCAGCGACAGACGGCCATCTGCGACCGGTACGACGGCCTGCGGCGCCCGGCCGACGACGCGATCTGGGGGACGATTACGCCGCCGAATCACTTCAACTGCCGCTCAACGGTGCGGCCGGTTTACCGCGGGATGGCAGAGGCAGAGGAAGAGCTCACGCCGACGGGTGAGGCCGCGCGCCGTATTCAGAACGAGCCGCCGCAGGAGGGCTTCGAGGCCTCTCCGTCCACGCCGGGCGAGATGGCGACGCTGCCAGAGGGGATGGAGGAGCGGGCCGCCGAGTACGGCATTCTGGGGGAACTGCGAGACCGACAGACCGAGTTGGGTTTCTAATCTTTTGAGATACTTCACGCTCCGAACACGTGCCGTCCGGCATAGTATGGGGTAGTGGAGGCAAAAACCAACGCGACCGCTCACTGGCCCACCTGCCCCGTGGCCTCGCCTCCAACCTTTACCGAGACGGACCCGGACCCGATCATCTCAGCCCTCATCAGCGACTATGAGGGCCGCACCTCCCGCACGCTCTTTGACGGGGACCCGGTTCGGCTTCTGCTGCTGACCATCGCCTACGAGCTCGCCCGGCAGCGGTCCCAGATTCAAGAAGCCGCCGAGCAGAATCTGATTCAGTTTGCTACGGGAGACAACCTTGAGTTCCTGGCCGACCTATACGGCTTGTCGCGCCGGCCCGCACAAAAGGCCACGACGACGCTGGAGTTTTCGACCGGGGGCAGTCCCGCGGGAAGCAACATCACGGTTCCGAAGGGGACGAAGGCGGCGTCGGAGGATGGGAGTGTCGTCTTTAAAACCGACGAGGAGGTCATTTTGCAGTCAGGCGACACGACTGTCACGGCGGCGGCAACCGCCGTGGATGCAGGAACGCAGGCCAACGATTTGGTCGCAGGGCAGGTCAAAACGCTCGTAAACTCAATCTCTGGCATTTCATCGGTACAGAACACGACCGAGACCACCGGCGGCGCGGACCAGGAATCCGACAACGCCCTCCGAGAGCGGGCCCGCGCGGAGCCGGAGCGGTTTGCCGTCGCGGGCCCGCGCACCGCTTACGTCGAAACCGCAAAGGCCGCCCGGGCCGACGTGGTGGACGTGAGCGTCTTTAGCCCGTCAAAAGGGGAGGTCGAGGTGTACCCGCTTTTGGAGAACGGGCAGATCCCCGGCGCTGATGCTCTCCGTGAGATTGAACTGGCGCTTTCTGCAAATGACACACGGCCTTTGACTGATCGGGTGTTCATCAACGCGGCCACGCCGGTGTCCTACACCGTCGACGTCGAATACGTGATTTACGAGTCGGACCAGAGCCGGCGAAGTGCGATCGACGCCGCCGTGGAAGACGCCGCGCAGGACTACCAAGAGTGGCAGCGGCGGAGAATCGGACGCGACCTGACGCCTGACTTTCTGATCGGGCAGATCCTGGACATTGACGGCATCAAAAAGGTCACCGTGAACAGCCCGACCGATACGGTGCTCTCGCGCACCGAGGTGGCACAACAGTCGTCGCAGACGCTCACCTTTGCCGGCTATGAAATGCCCTAACGCCTATGGCTACAGTTGACGTTCGGGACATACTGACCGATTCGATTCGGGATGATGAAGGGGTGTCCGGTATAGCCGAGGCTGCGCGTCAGCCGACGTTCACCCTGCCGTCGGCAAAGGTCTTGCGCCGCTACCTCGACACGGTAGCCGCGCCGCCCGAACCGATTCTCGATGCCATCGCCGTCGCCCTGCACGTCGAGGATTACGACGATACGTGGACGACCAGCCAGAAGCAGTCCCGGCTGCGAGACGCGATCCGCTGGCATCGGCTGAAGGGCACGCCTCGGGGCATTGTGTTCTCGCTAGAGCGGAAAGGCGTGCCGTATACGCGGATCTTCGAGAAGTGGGGGCTAACGCCCTTTTTGCAGCTTGAAACGTCTGTCCGCTTCGATGAGACAACCCTTGACACCCAGCCACTCGACCAGTTTCAGCCGGGCTCCTACTACAACGACGACAGCCTCACCAGCTTCGAGTATTGGGTCGCCCTCCGTCCAGGCTGGGGGCCAGCGAATGACTACCAGGAGGCGATTGAGCAAAGCGGCCGCGCCGCGACCCGTCGCCTCTCCCTGCAAGTGCCGACTGTGTCAACGACGCGCACGGGCACGTCCGTGACGCAGAACGGGAAGTTCGACGAGGCGATCGACATTCCCGACGGGGCAACCTACGACGTCGACGAGGGGCCGAACCGGGGCGGGTGGGCACTCTCTTCGTGGGTCTACGTCGATCCTACAGACATGGACGCAGACGGTGTGCTCCTAACCGTGAATCTCGGCTCCGGGAATCGTGTCGAACTGCGCCGCGACGGAACGACCAGCAGTTTTGAACTGATTGCTCGCTACGGGGGGATGACGGTCTTCGACAGCGCCGCGTTCTCGTTAACGACGGGTTGGCACTACCTCACGCTACGCCGCGACGACGACAGCCTCTCGGCGTTAGACGAGGACGTGACGCTGGCGCAGGACACACGGACGGAGCGAGAGCGGCTTGACTGGACCCCGGCCCTCGGCTATCGTCCGGACACGAGCGGAGCGCACGCGAACACCCGGTACTCGGCCCCGTTCCTCTGGCGCAAGGCCCCGAGCGACAGCGAACTGACCGAGCAGGCTTCGCGCCCTTTCTCGTTTTCCCCAACGAGCGTCGGTACGTGGCCCTCGTATCCAATAGACCGTTAGACATCTACTGTTGACCGATGCCTGAGCCGTTTGTCAAGTGGGAAGCCCCGTACGCCAGCGCCCAGCTGAACCGGAAGTTTTCCCGTGTCTTTCCTGGCGGAGTACGTCACGGATTCTGGGTGTCCGTGACCGGTACGGACGAGGTAACCGTCGACACGTCCAACCCCGACGGCTCGACGGACCCGATCAATCTGGTGCTGGTCGACCGGAACGGCTATCAGTTAACCATACGCGAGCAAAATGCTCGTGCCTTGACGGTGCCGGAACCCGATGCGCTTTATCACGTCATCGTCGAGGCAGACTACACGATCGGTCAGGCGACGACTACGCAGGTGAAGATCGTCGAGGACGGCAATCAAGCCGGCCATCAGGTCATCGTCGGCTCGGTCGAGCGGAGTGGGGGCAGTCTTGCAGCGCTGCCGTTCGCCTACCGTCAGGAAGCGTTCGTCGGGGCCGATGCGACGACGGCTGTAAAGCTGAATGACGAATCTGTATCGACTTCAACGACGCTCCAGCAGGATAATCATCTCATTGTACCGTTGAAGCGAAACCGCGCCTATCTATTTAACCTCGACCTGTTCTTAAACGAGGGTGGTGGCAACTTGAAGGTACAGTTTACGCCTCCCGGTAATAGAAGTGTTGTGGCTACGGGGTTTAAGCGTGTAGATGACAACACGATGAACGCAAACTTAAATCCCTCACCAGGCGTTTACGTAAGTGAGAATCAGGCATATAGCATAGAATTTTCAGATGATATACACGAGAGTATTCAGGGCAAAATTAGTGAGGGGCAAGGTGGAGACTTTGTTTTCGAGTGGGCGCAGGGGAATTTAAGTAGCGGCGCAACGACAGTTAAGCAAGAAAGCTACCTTCGAGTCGTCGAACAAACGAACTGATCGCAATGACAATACGAGAGCACATTACGATTCTCGAAGCGGATAGCGGTGAGGTCTATCGCGTCGGGGATGCGTTCCCCCTGACCTCCTCGCAAAAGTCAGCTGTGGCCGAGGCTGCGGGCCTTGATAGTGTCGACAACCCCACGGCCCAAGACGCGGTGCGCCGCGCGGCCACCTCCCTCGACGGGTACGAATCAATGACCTCGCAGGAGATTGCTGGCGCCCTCAACGAAACCGTAGGTATGCAGGAGACGACCCTGCCGGAGGTCGGGCAGCTGGCACGCTCGAATGGGGCCGTTCAGGGAGAGTTTGGCAATACTTTCAGCGCCGAGTACAGCGGCTACCTCCAGCGCTTTGAGGACAACATTCGGTCGGGCGACTACGGCGCCGCGAAGATGCTTGTGGAGGAGATGCCGCCAGCCCTGAAAAGCGCGCTCTCGTCGGATACATACGACGCAATACTGGCCGCAGTTGACAGCCGCGGTGTGCGGAGGGTCGGCGAGTACGCCCAAGACCTCGGCGTCACGGTCCCCGACCCCGTGGAGGCGGCCGACGTGGATGCGGCGCTCGGGCGGTAAAGAACGGACCCTACGGTCGAGTCAGCGTAAGCCGCACTGAGTGGGGCCGGCCGCTGATTTTGGTAAACAGGATCTGCGCTTTAATGTCACCTTTCTGCCAACTCCATGTTGCAGTCCCATTGTCGCGCCGCGGCTCGGTGGGGGCAAACCGCTCTGTCCAACGGTTCTTGAACTGCTGGTATAGTCGAGCAACCGACTCTTCGGTCACGTCCATCGCTATTGCGCTCGCGTGTACATCGGTCACCGGCGCCTCAGCCCGCGAGCTGGCGCTGTCTTTCGGTGCAGTCACCGTTACTTTCGCACCCTTTACCTCTGCCCGAATGGTCCACGACCACTGGCTCCCCGACTGGTCTACTGAGCCCGCCCGCGTCATAAGCGTCGATTCAGCCTCTGCCATCGACATGCCGAGCTCGACACCGAGAATGGATTGAGCGCTTGCAATCGACGGACATAGAAGCAGGGCGAGGGGCATGAGGTATTTCATGGTGGCAGAACAATTTCTCATAATTGCGGCGTTTCAGCATAGCGAAAGACCTACCCCCTTGAAATGATCCGGGGCGATCTGCGGCCAGTAGTTACTTGCTGGCCCTCTTCCACTACTGTACCACCAGCCGGCTTGCTCCGTCTGACGGGCCGATTTTAGCCCCCGATTGGGCAAGACCTGGGCAAGATCTTCGGCAATACGCCACCCGCATCCGGGGTCGTAGCGCCCACATTCATGGGGTACATGAGGTCGCCGGTTCAAATCCGGCCGTCCCGACATTCGAGCTTCCGGCCTTAGACGCCGCTCAGCCCCGGTCTGCGCCCCAGATCGGGGCTTTTTCTGTGGCCCGGTATTGCGCTGATGTTGGTAATTATCCACGATTATGAACACCTCAGTGGGTAAAAACTGGGGAAGCCGATTCGAGCAGTCTCAGAGATCAATCCCATCCTCGTCCAGCTGCCGGATCTCGTCGTGCAGATGCCGGGGCACCACTTGGAGGTACTCTCGCGTGACTTCGAGAGAAGAGTGCCGCAAGAACTGCGACACGTAGACGACGTGCCGGCGTTGCCGGATCAGGTCAATCGCCCGCCCGTGGCGAAGGGAGTGGAGCGTCAGTCCCTCGCCGCTTCCCAGCTGGGCATCGTCGGGCAACTCTTCGCCCTTGTACTCGCCCGCGAGCGAGGCCGCACGCGCCTGCGTGAAGGCTTTCGATAGCTTGTCTGCCCCCGCGTGCCGGAAAAGCCGTTCGCCGTCGTGGCGGTCCTCTGCGCCCCACTCACGGGCAATCTCTGCCGCGGGGTCGGACAAGGGAATCACGTCTTGGCGCTTGCCCTTCGGAACGAACGACTCGTCGCCCACGATCATCTGCATTTCCTCCAAGTCCACGCCCCCAACACGGATCGCCACGATCTCTTGCTTCCGGAGCCCCTGCCAGAAAGCAAACTGCCACGCATCAGCCATCCACCACCGCGTGCCCTCCGGAAATTCGATGTCAGGGTTGTCGTTTCGACTTGCGTCCACCTCACACATCTTCCGGAACGCTCGTATGATCGTCGCCACCTGCTCTTTGGAGGCCCACGCCGGCAGCGTTGAAACCGTCTCAACTTCTGGCGGGATATCGGGGGCTGGAAGCCCCTGCCCCTCCATCCACCGCGCCCAGGCAGAGAGGAGACCGTGGTAGGAGCGTTTCGATGCGTCGGAGAGGTCCGAACGGTAGATAAACTGCCGGAGATCGCTTTTAGAGACGTGCTCCGCGAGTCGGTTGCGCCCGACGCGGCGAGCGAAATCGTTCAAGATCGCCTCCGCGTTGGTGGCCGTCGCCTCCGACCAGCCCCGTCGCTCGCCCCGCTCACCGGCCTCACGCTTATCGGAGACGTACCGCTCAATCGCTTCCCCGACCGTCACCTGGTCTACGCCTTGCAGGTCGCTGGGCCTTGACTGCGTCCACGGGTCGTACTCGCCCCTCTCGTACAGCTGCTCGCGCCAGTCCGCCTCCTTTTCGGCTTGTGCGCGGGTGTACTTTGATTTCCGCACCGAGTTGGTGGTGCGGCTCGGCTCCCGGCTTGCGTCGTAGAAACGCAACTGCCACTTCGTTTTGAGCTCGCGGACGGAGGGCATTACACTGCGGACATTACCCGCACGACGTGCCCCAGGCACTCCCACTCATCCTGCCCCTGACCCCACCTCAAGGTAATAGGATCGTACTTTGGATTGTCGCTGATGAGCTGCAAGGTCTCGTGGTCTTTCCACCGCGCTCTCTTAAGGATGATGCCGCGGCGAGAGGAGCGCCATACGTAGACTGCACCTTCAATGATCGCTTCTCCTTGGTGGTGCCTCACGACTACCACGCGGTCCCCAGCAGTGATTTCATCGGCCATTGAGTCCCCAGAGACGGGCACCACGGCAAGGTCC